AGGGCGGAACGCACCCGGGAGTTCGGCGGTCTTCAATGATCCGGCCGCGTTGAAGTGGTTCCGAGCGCAAAAACTTTGGGATCAGTTGTGGCTTCTGATGTTATTGTCGGATTCAATAAGGAATACGCCGCGAAATGGCATGAAGTGCCGAAAGCCAGGAAAACAAAATGGACACTGCCAGGATCGGGCCGGAAATATTTAGAGACAAAATTGTATCATTATAAAAGCGACTTCATGAAATTTATGGCAGAGATTATTTCAAAGCTGGCATTCAAATGATAAAAGAAGTAACGACTTATATTCTTGATGAAATCGGGATGGCCTTCTGGGTTCGCGATGTTAATTTCTTCGCAGGCCATATCCCCTTGAAAAATAGAGATGGTGATGATGTGGCGTCGATGCAACGGTTCACGGCATTGCTTGAAACATCCGGCGGAGTGGTTCCCGATCTTAAAGACCGCGCGGATCAGGTGTTTCAAATTCTGAATTATAACCGGTCGTTTTTTACAGCGCGCGAGGATGCCTGGGCGTTTTATGATTTGCTTCATTCCTCGAGTCAATGCGATTTACCAATCGTGGGATCGGGCGCTGAATTAACGGCGTACATCATAAATGCCGTAGGGACACCGGCTGTTGTTGAGAATCCCGACGATAAAGGCCGGTTTGTATTTTCAACGAATTATCTATGGCTAATTGGATATAGATAAAATTTAAAAAAGGAGTTTAAAAATGGGTGTTCAATTTGCATTACGTGACATTTCCCCTGGTGCGATCATTCTTGATTATGGCCTTTCTGGCCATGAAAACCTTGAAGTGCGGCCAACGCTTGGAACGATTAACCTGAACGACGAAGAACAGGTTGCCCCGGTACATGAGGAAGAATTTGCCGATGCGCCGGTCTCCCATGTTTCAAAAGGCTCGCTTGTCTCAGTTGAAGTTCCATTCACGCGAATCACTCTGGCTCAACTGAGTGGAATTTTCCCCCACGGAACAGAACTGAAAAGCGCCGATGTGTTGATTTTCAAGAATGATGTCGGAGACGACTATTTCCTAGAATCAACAAACATGGTTATCCGCCCGATCGTGAAGAATGTGTTATCAGCAGATCCTTCCGAATGGCTTTACGTTTACCATGTTCATCCTCGGCGCGCGTGGACGTTGGGCTTTGACCGTGAAAATCAGCGTGTGTTGAATGTTGTTTTTGAAGTCTATCCGCGCCTGACAGGGGATAACATCGGGGACATGTATCAGATCGGGGTTTAACCGAAGGAGTTAAAATGCCGAAATTAACGATCGACACAAGGAAAAGTGATTATTCGCCGATTATTGTTGAAATTAACGGAAAAGAATTTACAGTAAGAGAGTTCGACAAGGAAGTTTGCCGGGAATTAAACAAGTATGATCGGGAAGTTGAAAGCGGCGATCTTGTAGTGCCATATGAAAGATTGGCATATATCTTGAATTTGAAAAAAGATGATCCAGTCTTGGCTAAACTTAGCGGACGCGAAGTGAACCGGATTACAGTCTGGATTATTCGCGCTGCTTATTCGGCCGATGCGGCGGAGATGAAAGACTTGACGCCTGCCGAAAAAAAAAAGAAGTCGAATGGCGTAAAAGATCGCAAACAATAGCGGCGGAGTTTCCGGGCCTTTTTTCGATCCAGGAATTACGGACGCTTGATATCCGGGATCAATTGTATTGGTTCCGGGCAGCGTCACGGAGACAGTATGAAGGTGAGAAAAGGATGATTCGGATATTCAATCTTGCACAGACTGGTGAGAGTACAGATCAGCAAATTGCAAGGCTGAATTTCGAATTACAGAAATTGGATTGTGATGAAGCAGGCGTGGAACCTGGAAAAGAAAATGAATATCTTGAAAAGGAGTAGCCAATGGGTGTAGGCGGTGCATTTGTAGCCGGTTCCATTATCTCAAAATTGATAATGGATACGACTCAATGGAGTGCATCCGTTACGGCAGTTACGACAAAAACCGCACGCATGGGACAGAGCCTTACAAAAGTCGGAGGAATGCTGACAAAGGGCTTAACACTTCCATTGGCTTTGGCCGGGGCTGCTGCTGTAAAAGCATCGGCGGATTTTGAACAGAAACTTGTAAACGCCTTTTCAGTTACCGGGTCTGCATCAGAAGAAGTCAAGCAACAAATGTCAGATCTTGCGCGCGAGATGGGTGCCACGACCGTTTTTGCTGCAACCGAGGCCGCAGATGCGATGTATTATATGGCCTCTGCCGGATGGAAAGCAGATGATATGGCCGCCGCCCTGAAAGATACGCTGGATCTTGCTGCCGCCACACAAACGGATCTTGCGATGGCAACTGAGGCCGTTATCTCAACGATCAATCAATTTGGATTAACTTCGTCTGATGCTGGTCGTGTCTCAAATGTTTTTGCATCCGCGATATCGAATTCACAGGCCACAATGGACCGGCTCAAGGTATCGATGCGATATGTCGGCCCGGTCATGAATTCACTTGGAAAATCCGTCGAGGAAACATCTTCTGTTTTGATGGGTCTTTATAATGCAGGAATCGATGCATCTACGGCCGGAACAGCACTCAGGATGGGCCTAACAAAACTGATGGTTCCAACGAACCGATCAAGGGAAGCGCTGGATAAATTAGGGTTGACGTTTGAACAGGTGAATCCACAAACACATAAACTGGCTGATATTATTCAAATTCTTGGTGAACGTGGTGCTGATACAAAAGATATTATGATGCTTTTTGGACAACGTGCAGGCCCGTCTTTTGCAGCATTAATCGCGAAAGGCGGCAACGCACTGAAAGATTATGAAGCGCAAATCACCGGAACGAATCGCTCAGCCGAAATGGCCGACATGCAAATCGACACATTCAAAGGTTCCTTCAAATTGCTTACAAGCGCATTGACAGAAGCCGCAATTACAGTTGGGGATGTATTGGCACCGGTAATCCGGAAAATTGGTGAAGGATTTAGAAGTTTGGTTACAGCATTTAACGAACTGGGCCCGCAGGCAAAATCCTTTATTGGAATCGTTGTTGGAATAGCTGCGGCGATGGGGCCGCTGGCTTTAATTATCGGAAAAGTTTTAGTATTGGTTTCAAAGTTGAAAGCGGCGCTTGTCGTTTCAAAGGCCGCTTTCTTGATATCGGCGGCAGGTGCCGGAATTCTTTTGACAGCACTTGGCGCGCTTGTGATTGGAATCATGAAGGTGAAAAAAGCGCAGGATGAGGCGAATGCCGCAGCACAACGATCACTTGAAGGGGAAGACAAGGTTGCAGAAAAATTGGGCGAAATGCGGACGGCTATGGGAATGATGGGGGAAGAATTCCATAAACTTTTAAAGAAATATGATTATTATCCGGCCGCACTTACGATGGCGATCAAGAAAGGAAAAGAAGGAAAAGAAATGCAGGAAGCGCTTGCGAAGGTGAGCGCTAAACATAGCGAAGAAATCGAAAAACAGAAAGCCGCAATTGATGATGGAATTCCAACAGTTGCGGAATTAACAGCAGAATTCAACAGATTGGCTGGCACCGAAGATGAAGCGAAAAAGGCTGCCGAAGAATGGGCTGATTTTATGAAATCGATAGGGATTACAACCATCCAGGAAAAAGCCAATCGCGTCCAATATCTCGAAAAAAATCTTGAAAAACTTCATGTGCTCTATCAGTCCGGCAAAATTGATATGAAGTCGTATGTGGATGGAGTGAAAAAAGTTACGAAAGAAATTGAAGGACTATCCACAACATTAACGACAACGGCACTTCCGGCGGTCAAATTTACAGCCGGTGATATTGCAAATGTTTACTCGAATGCTGTTGGTGAGATGGAAGAGCGAACCAGTGATTTTACAAACGCCGTGAAAGAAAACGCCGGAGAAACAAGCCAAGCATGGAAAGAAAGTGCGGGAGAAACGAAAGAAGCATGGATTGAAGTTAGCACCCTTGTAAGCGATCTTTCAAGGAAATGGGGGGAGGCATTAATCGGTACATTGGGAATTGCCGAAATGTTTACCTATCAAATGAAAGAATTTGATAACAGCTATTGGGCAAATGCCATGAAAAATGCAGCGCAGGGATATGATCAGAAAAAGCAGTTATTAGAAGCTTCGCTGGCAGATCAGAAGAAATATTATGAAGATCTCATTGCTAAGTCCAATGCTGAATATGAAAAGAAGAAATCATGGATAGAAGCGAATGTTACTGATGAAGCAGAAAAAATGAAATTGTTGGAACAGTTAGAAATAAAACATCAAACAGATTTGGATAAATATAGGGCAGACCAAACAACAAAAGAAGATACGTTAAGAAATGATTTAGTTAATCTTGAAAAAGAATATCAGGCAGAAATAGATCAATTAAAAAAAGATGAAGAAACAGCGATGGATAAACATCGTGAAGATGAGCTTAGAAAACAGGGATCGCTTTGGAATAAATTAAAATCCGGTTTTGGTGAAGTTTTACAAGACATGGTGACAATGTATGCAACTAAATTTATCGGTAGCGTTCTTACGGCGACTACCGAGGGATTTGGTACGGTCGGAAAAACCATCGGATCAACAATGGGAGATATCGGAGAAGGAATAAAAGGTGTCGGAACAGGATTGGGAAAGCTAGTATCTTCACTTGCAAAAGGGATTGCCGACGCAGCTAAAATCATTGCCGGTGCCGCGCCTCAAATCCTTATCGCCGCCGGTGTGGCACTTGCGATATATGCAGGATTTAAATTAATCGGATCACTTTTTAAGGCAGGGGAAAAGCCCGGTTCTGAAAAGGATTTTCTAAGAAAAATCACAGAAGCAACTGCATCAACAAGAGATATGCTAAGAACGGACTATAAAAATGAATTCCATATCATGCAGAATTCTCTTGTTGAAAGCCAGAAACATCTTTTTGAAATCCAGGCGCGTGCAGATCGCAGAAATCAATTATTAACAAAAATGGAAGGCTATGAAAAGTTTATTGCTAAATCAGCAGGTGAAATATCTAACCAACTAAAAAATGTGACATCGGCTCAGGGTGGTGGAGTTTTCAAACAAACTCAATTAGCCATAATGCACGGGACGCCTGCTATGCCGGAAATCGCTGCACCAGCGCCGATGTTCGAGAAATTTACCGCAGCTCGCGGACAATCAAATGTTTCAATGCAAACAGAAATGAATTTTCATATTGATGTGAGAGATCAGATTGATCCACATTCAGCGCAGAGAATCACGCGCGAGACAATTCTCCCGCAAATGCTGCAGGCACTCGAAGTGAATGAAGGGACAAGCCGGACAAAGCTTGAAGAAGTTTTGAAATTGAGGGTATAAAATGGGAATGCTGTATGTAATCGACAATTTCATATCATCCGATACACCGCTTTATTCGTCGTCTGAAAATGCTGCTGCCTGGGTTTCACTTGATCTCATCTATAACAAGCGGCCGTCAAAACCTTTCCGATGGGTAGGACAGGGAACACCGGCAGCACCGGAATGGATTTGTGTTGATTTGCTTGAGGCGCAGAACGTGACGTTTTGCGGTGTATTCAATCATAATTTCCGTCTGGCCGGATCGGCCGATTCACTTTTGATTCAAGGCTGTAATTTGCCATGCCGCGGTGTATCGGGCGGCTGTAATTGGGATGCACCGCCGTTTGAGGAGAGTCTTGCAGACCGGCTTGTGAATAATTTCCGGAATCTTTATGAGGTGGTTGACTCCACGTATCGTTATTATACACTGGAAATAGTAGACCAGAATAATCCGTTTCCGGCTGAAGTTGGAGATTGGGTTTTAGGTAATGCCGAACGCTTCACGAATGCGCGGTTACAACCGTATATGGCCGACGGCCCGATGTTTACGCGGACAAAATCAACAACGCACTACGGCCAGAACTGGCAGCAGGGTTTATCGGAATCATACTCATTCGATATAGAAATAATCGTTTCAGGTGCCGCAAATCAAGTTGATGAGCTTCAATATTTCCTCCGGCGTGTTCATGAGGCAGGCGGAAAATTCGTGTTCGTGCCGCGTGAGGATTTGCATTTTGCTTATTATGTTTTTATCGAAAATGAGGGGGATTTTGCGAATCAACTGGCACGCGGCCGTGTGCGAAAGGCATATTCATACAAGTTAAAACTTCAATCGCTGACTGAGGGAATCGCAATACTATGACACTCCCGAATCGTGAATGGAATCAATTTCATGTGCGGACAATTGAACGCCATTCAGCCGATAATGCAGAAAACACTGCAAGCCGATGGACGACAAATCATATGGAAGTATCGAAAATCGGGAATCTTACAGCCGGCGCCGCTTCTTTCTGGTCGTGGAAAACCATAGTAATTCCAAAGGCCGTTAATTTTGAACTTGTCTCAGGTATGGATGAAGTTGTTGATTTTGGTGTTTCAATTTCAGCTTCTATTGACCAATATAGCTGCAATCCTGCTAATTTCGATATTCAATGGGAACCTCTTGACTGCCCACTCCCAGGTTATACATGGGATTTGGATTTGGTTTCAGGCCGGTTTTATGATGGCGTAAACCAATGGCAGGGGTATCCATATTATTTAGCATGTAACAATGGCGACGATTTTGATTTTCCGGCCTCTGCCTATCCGATATCTGCCATGCGGTGGATTACATCAAGTCCTGGCGGTGGATATGACGGTAACGATATGCAGGAAAATCTGTTCCAAATGGGACTGGCATTTTATCTTGATTTAAGTTCCTGCGGCGGTGGCTGCGCAGACCCCCTGGGTATTGGCGAGGAATTATCAGGCCATGTTGAAATATTGAAGTTGGAGGTTAATTATCTTAATCCCGTTGTAAATTCTCTTTCGCGGAAATGGATGACACCCGATGGTGGTGTTGAAGTCGTTTTAATGGGATTGGCATTTGATCAGGATGATACTGAATTATCGAGTACTGCAAGGTCAGCGCTGAATCTTCCTGCTAATTGGGTCTCAGTCGTAGACCGTATTGACTTCATCGGTCAGCAAGGCCAGGGGACAACAACGCTTACAAGTGCAGGTGGTGATTTTACTGTTGACAGCGATAACCAAATAACAATTCCGGTTATGCCTGCATTGGCCGAGGGATCGTATGAAATGCGGCTTGAAAAAAGTGCTACGGTTATCGGCGCAGTTGAAGGATATGCAGGTGATTGGCGCGCTGAAGCCGATGGCCGTGTTCGTGAAGGAGTACGATTTTCTTTTCTTGTTCGCGAGGCCGAGGCTGTGGATGATCCGAAAGGCACTCTGTTTTACACAAAATGGGCATTCAAAGCAAAAGACGGTTCACAAATTTTCCAGTACTGGGCGCCGATTGATGTTCGTTCAACCGATAGATTTTATGACGGCAGGCTCATAAGCGAAAGCGGGATAACACGCTCCATTGATGACCGTTCGGGACTTCCGAATATTTCAGACATGTCGGTTGATGTTGTGGTTGACAAAGAATTACGCCAACTGCTGGCAGGATACATGCTGAAAAATCAACTTGTGGAATTGTATTTCGGATGGGCGAATCAGCCGGAGGCATGGAAACAGAATGTTATGACAATGATAGTCGATGATCACCACATCGAAGGCGATGTTTTAAAGGTGACGCTGAAAGATATCACGCAAAAATATTTTAGAATATCCGTGCCGCGTTATATCATAACACTCGACGAGTACCCGAATGCCCATGAATCGGCTGTCGGGCAGCCAATGGCAGAAGCACTCGGTTTTTGTTCAAAAATCGATGATCCCCCAGGTGCTGTAAATGCACAATATATTGATACTACGACGTTTAAATATCTAGCGCTCCGAGGATCGGCACATGCAATATTAGAGGTTTATTCGGATGGTATTATCCAAGTGGAAGGCGCCGGTAATGATTATACGATATCATACGAGGATGGAGGCAGGACGTACATTAATTTCAATGTGGATCAGGGCGATAATAAAATAACGTTCAACTGCGAGGGATATATGTTTGCAGCGTGGAATTCTGTAAACGGATATGTCCAGAATCCGGCATATATCATCGGGTTTCTCTTCGCATTTTTGGCAGAAGTTCCAGGAGCACTTTTAGATTTAACGGCAATTGATGCACTTGCCGCAATATTCGAGGAGCGTGCAGGCGGTGATATATGCGGCTCATCCGGTGAATGCGAATGGTCGGGATATCTGATTATCCAGGATTTTCAACCTCTTGAGACAGTCGCGCAGGAATTAAATTTCACCTATGGCTCAAAACTTTGGCCGGACAGGGAAGGCCGGTTTACATTCGGGATAAAAGATTTAACGAACTGGCAGTCTGATATCTGGATTTTCGAGCAAATTGACGCACTCAAACCATCGGCACGGAAAGAGGGACTGCGGGAGATGATGAATTTTGTTAAAGCGCAGTACGGCAATATTCCGACGGCAAGCGCCTTTTCCGGTTCGATAGAAGAAAGTCGGCCTGGACTGATCGTGGATTATGAAGCGCAAATCGAGGCGGCGGATTCCCCGTGGAAGTTCCCCTGGACAAATTCTCTTGAACTTGTGGCAGCACGTGTGCGCGATGAATTATACAAACGTGGCAACGGTGTAAAAGAAACAAGTTTTCCATTAGCGATAGACTGGATTTTCAAGCTTGATATTTTCAATTCGTTCATTTATCAAAATCCGTTTGCGCCGACACTCTCCGGCAATGGCCAACAGCAGTGGTATTATTATGTTAAGAGTTTGCATTATAATTTTGTCGACAACACGATTGACGTTATTGCGATAGACCTTCAATGGCTTTTGCGGCAGTGTTTCATCATCGGCGTGTGTGCTGATATGGCCGAAAGCTGGATGGACGCGACCGAACAAATGCGGCTTTTCGGTTATGTTTGCGAATGTGAATTATCCGGCGCAGGTGCGGCGTTTCCTGATGGGGAGCCTTGCAAAAAAATATGTCCATGTTAGGGGAATAAAATGTCAACAAGAGCAGAAATATTAAACGGTGCGAATTTTGAGGGGTATGAAGATTTTTGCGCGGAAGTTGTGAATGCGATAAAAAATCATTACCGCATATCCGATCCGTGTGTAAATATGGTTGCGCGACAGCCGGGCGAGATTCTTTCCGATCCCGATGATGAGAAATTGTATCATGTTCGCGGCACCTCCGGTTATCCCTGCAATGAAATTCTTCAACGCCTGGATGTTGTTGAGGCAGATTTGGCTGGGCCGCCATC